ACAAGATATTTGATCCTGTTCTTCTTGAGGAGATTATACAATACAATGATCAGGGTAACTTTGATAGGATCATTGCTGCAGAACTAGCTATTGCACAAGCACTTAAGATGGATCCTATCATGGGTAGGATTGGAGGATCAGGAGATGAGAGAGTAAAAGCAATGTTTGTTAAGAATAAAAACAATCAATTGTTCACAGAGTCTAGAGGACTATTTAATACTAAAAAACGTAAACTGTTTACATAATGGCAATTATAAGATATACGAAAGATGCAACAATTAGGTATGCCTATTTGAACATATTTCCTGATCAGTTTAAAACTGACAAAGAGAAACAAGATGAGAGCTGGGTGAAAAACACAATGGACTACTTTGCAAACAAAGCTTATGCTGAGTATGTAAAGAATAGAGATACATTTGTAAAGAACTATGATCTTATTAAAGGTATTCTTCGCCCAGAGGATTTTTATCAAGATGCTCAGGTGAGAAGCTTTACAGATGTACTTACATCTGATTTGGAATTACCAGCTTATGTGAAGATGTATTCCATCATCACAACACCTATTAATGAATTGATTGGAGAAATATCTAAAAGACCTGATGCATTTCGTGTGAAAGCTTTTGATAGTGATAGTCAGTCTGAAGAGCTTGAATTTAAAACAGGTATATTACAAGAATATGTAATTAATCAAGCTAAACAACAGATTCAAGAAAAGGCTGCATTACAAGGACAACAAATAGATGATGAGCAGTTACAGCAAATGACAATGGATGAGGTGAAGGATGAACTTGATTCATATACATCTATTGCTGAGAAGTGGGCTAACCATGTACTCACTGCTGAAAAAGCTGAGTTTAATACAAAAGAAAAGAGTGAAGATAGCTTTAGGGATTTATTAATTTCTGCTAGAGAGTTCTTTCATATATATGAGGACAACTCAAAGACTGGATTTAATATAGAGGTGGCTAATCCAAAGAACACATGGTTTCTTACAACACCAGATAGAAAATATGTTTCAGATCCTACAGGTAGAGCACAAGGAGCATATGCTGCTGGTATAGTTCAAGTGATGGAGCTTTCTGAAATCATTGAGAGTATTCCTGATTTAACTAAAGATGAGATAGATCACTTACGTTCTTCTCTTCAGGATTATGGTTTGATTAATGTACGTGAGTCTAACCTTGGTAATCCAGATGCAGTTCCTGGACAAGATTCAGTGATGTATGATACATATGATCCTCTTGTTCTACAAACAAGAATGATGATTGAATCTGAGATGAAAGAGAACAATGATGGACTTAAAGACTTCTTAGGACTAACGTCTAACGTTAGTAGCTTTGGTTATAAGTATGTTGTTGTAAGAGCTTATTGGATCAGTAAAAAGAAGATAGGTAAACTTATCTATTTAGATGAAATGGGTAATGAGCAGTCTATGCTTGTTGATGAGAATTATAAGAGTAAGACTCTTCCTACAGAACAATCATTAGAATGGGGATGGATTAACCAATGGTACCAAGGAATAAAGATTGGACCAGACATCTATCATATTAAACCATATAAACTTTTAAACTATTGCCCTATTATAGGACTAGTTCATGAGGTGAAGAATACAGAAGCTAAAAGCTTAGTAGACTTAATGAAACCTTTCCAAGTGTTATACAACGTTTGTATGAATCAGTTATACAAGCTTCTTGAGAAAGAGGTGGGTAAAGTTTATCTAACATCTATCAGACACATCCCTATTCCAAAAGATGGTGATGCCCAAGATGCTTTAGATATATGGGAAATGGAAGCTCGTAACAGAGGAGTGATGTTTATTGATGATAGTCCTGAGAACTTAAAAAGTCCTAGCTCATTTAATCAATTTAGAGATATTGACCTTACACGTACGCAGGAGATTCAATCTAGATATAATCTAGCTATGCAATTAAAAAATGAGTGTTGGGAACTAATTGGTATGTCCAAGCAAAGACTAGGATCTGTATCAGCTAGTGAATCAGCCACAGGAACTAATGCTGCTATTACACAAAGCTATTCTCAAACAGAACCTTTGTTTGTAGCCCATGAATATGTTCTTGGTCAATTGTATCAAGCAATGATTGATGCTTCTTTATATATAGAAAGCCAAAAGCCTCAGTCTACTATTTCTTATATTACATCTGAAGGAGAATCTGCTTTTGTACAGGTGAATGGTTCTGAGCTTAAGTTCAGAGACCTTAAAGTGTTCTTAACTAACAGACCAGAAGATAAGAAAATGTTTGATGAGATTAGAGGATTGTCTCAAGCAGTTATACAAAATGGTGGAAGTCTTCATGACATCATTGAATTATACACAACTAACTCTGTACGTCAGATGAAGAAAGTGTTTAAGACATTGAAAGATAAGCAAGACCAAATGCAACAACAACAAGCTCAACAGCAACAACAGCAGCTTGATCAACAGCAAAAACAATCTGAAGCTCAAATTGCAGCTGTTCAACAAGCTCAACAAGAGAAACAAGCTCATGATGATTATCAAAATGAACTTGACAGAATCAATAAGGTGCAGATAGCAATGATTGCTGCTGAATCTAAAGGAGCTGTTCTTCCAGATTTAAATGCAAATGCAACACCTGATGTATTGGAAACCAGCAAGTTAGCTCATGACCAAATGAAAGCTGCTAAAGATTATGATGTTAAAATAGCTCAGATCCAAGCTCAGAATAAGCAGAACAATGACAAGATGCAAATAGAAAGAGAGAAGCTACAAGTGGCTAGAGAGAATCAGGCAAACGATTTAGCAGTGGCTAAAGAGAATGCCAAGGGTAGGAATAAAACTAAATAATTATGTTTGATAAACTCGTTGAACTATTAATCAGTTGGTGGATAGAAATTAAGCCAATAGTTATCATTAGAGATTATGAAGAAGCTGTATTGCTCAGGTTTGGTATCTTTAAAAGGGTATTCAAACCTGGGCTACATTTCAAGGTGCCATTCTTTGATGAGGTGATAGATCAGCATGTGGTTATTACAACACTTAGTCTTGATGCTCAATCTTTATATACCAAGGATAAACAGAACATTGTGGTTAAGGGAGTTATTAAATATAGAATAGCAGATGTAAAAATATTTCTATTAGAAGTGTGGGATGCACAAGATGCTCTATCAGATATGTCTTCAAGCATTATAAAAAATGTTATTATGTCCATGACCTTAGATGAGTGTACAGATTCTGAAATGGATAACATACTTACTAAAAAGGTGAGGGTTGAAGCAAAGAAGTGGGGAGTTGAGGTACAACAAGTTACACTTACAGATCTTGCCCCAATCAGAAGTTTTAGGCTTATAAATGATACATTTACAAACAAACTTGATTAGAGTAAAAAAAGTTAATGCTATATTATACAAAATAATCATCTATATGGAATACTATCTCTTTGCTATTAACTTAAACTAATATACTTTTACAACAATAAACCAATTTTAAAACAACTACATATGGCTGAAAATTTAGATAGTCAACCGTTTGGGAACTTTAGTATTGAGAATACTATGGAAATGGGATTGGGTAATGCAGAACTTTTAAATGATTTGCTTGCCCCTGAAACATCAACAACTAATCCTGATGATATACAGGATATCAATAAAGCAGATGAAATCCCTCCGAATGGTTCAAAGAAAAAAGTTGTTGCACAAGCTCCTGTAGAGGAAGATGGTGCTGCAACAGAGAAAAAAGACAGTGCTACTTCTATTCAAGATTTCCTTTTAGGAGGAGATGATGAAGATGATGAAGAAGAGGACAATGCTCCTGCTGTTAAAACTACTAATAAGCCAACATCTGAACCAGAGGTTGAAGAGGGTGAAGAAGAAGAGGTGAGTAGATTCTCTGCTCTATCTAAAGACCTATTCAAACTTGGTGTGTTCTCTAAAGATGAAGATGAAGAAGATGTTGCTATATCAACTCCAGAAGAATTCTTAGAAAGATTTAATTCTGAGAAAAAGAAAGGAGCTATTGAAGTGGTAAACAACTTCATTGGTCAATTTGGAGAAGACTATCAACAAGCATTTGATGCCATCTTTGTTAAGGGTGTTGATCCTAAAGAATATTTCGGTACATATGGAAACATTCAGAGTTTTTCTGAAATGGATTTGTCTCAGGAAGCTAACCAAGTTAATGTTTTAAAACAAGCACTAACTGATCAAGGTTTTGATCCTGAAGATGTTACAACAGAAATTGAAAGACTTAAAAATTATGGTGACCTTGAAACAGTTGCTGCAAAACACCATAAGGTTTTAATAAAGAAAGAAGCTGCAAAACTTCAACAACTAGAGCAACAAAGGACTACAGAGTTACAACAACAACAAGCTGTTAAACAACAATACTATCAGAACGTTCAGAATGTATTGCAAGATAAGCTAAAAGCTAAAGAGTTTGATGGTATTCCTCTGAATCCAAAATTAGCAAGTGAACTACAAGATTTCCTTATTACAGATAAGTATAAAACAAACTCTGGTGAAACTCTCACAGACTTTGATAAAACTATTCTGGAACTTAAGCGTCCTGAGAATCATGAGAAGAAGGTTAAACTTGGTCTATTATTAAAAATATTAGAAAAAGATCCCACTCTCTCTACGATTCAAAAGAGTGGTCTCACTAAAAAGTCAAACGAGTTATTTGGTGAAGTGGCTAGACAGGCAAGTAAAAGTTCAGTGAAATCTAGCAAGCCTGCTCAAACTTCATGGTTTACATAAATAATTTATATAACAAAAATTAAAAAAATAACAAAATGGCAATTCAAACAATTCCAGGTTTAACTGGTTTTACTTACGCTAGAGTAGCTTCTATGGATAAGCGTGCTGTAGGTAAATTAACAGATTCTAACCACTTGGAAAGCTTTCACTCTACAGAGCCTGCAGATTATGATAAGAAAATTATCAGCTTGTATACTCAAAGTTCTCTTTACAGTAATGATTTCTTAGACATGATTAACAAGTCTACTCCTTACTATATTGATAACAATAGTGATGCTTGGAAGTGGCAAGTACAAGTTCCTTACAAATTCCCTAAGATTATTGACATCCCAACTACCACTTTAGAGTTATCTAAGCCTGGTATTGATGGTCAAGAGTTTCAAGCAATCTTGGATACAAATGAGTTCTCTAAGAACGCAATTGTTTCTGTAGGTTCTCGTCAATATGGTCCTAGATTCTATGTAATCAAAGATCCTCAACCATGGAACGTAGGTTATCTTTACACATTCAATTTAATTACCGACAACCCACAAGTTGATTTTGTAAGCCCTGTGTACTTACAAGTTGGTATTGAGCTTGAATTAGTTGATGCTGCAATTGGTGAATTCGATCAAGACTTATTAGGTCTTCCTCGTTTGGGTGAGCAAATCACAATGTTTGAATCTTTAGGTTCTGCATATGGTTATGAGCACAAAATCACAGAGTGGGCTGATGACAAAATGATGGTTGATGCTTCTGGTAAAGCTTTGGATATCTTGGTTTATGCTCCTCAAAGACGTAACCAATTACCTCTAACTCGTAATGATGTTAAGTGGGAACCATTCATTGAGTTCTGGATGCGTAAATCTATGTTAGAATTAAAAGTTAAGCGTATGATCTGGGCTAAGCCTGGTACTGTGAAGACTAATGGTTCTAAGCAAGAATTAAAAAGAACTTCTGCTGGTGTTTACCACAGAATGCGTAATAACGGTAACTTAGTTCAATACAATCGTGGAGAGTTCACTGCAAACTTGATTCGTTCAGTGTTTGGTGATTTATTCTATCGTAGGGTTGATGTTAAGGATCGTAGAGTTAAAATGTACACTAATGAAGCTGGATTCGATGTATTCCAACAAGCTTTAAAGAATGATGCATTAAACTCTGGTCTTACTTTCATGGCTGATAGCGGTAATCGTTATATGCAAGGTGAAGGTCAGCATATCACTTATAACTTTGCATTCGATGCAATGGTTACTCGTGAGACTGGTCGTGTTGAATTGATTCACTTGAAAGAGTTGGATCTTCCTCAAACTAACCTTGAATTTGGTCAGAACAAAAAGAGCACTCCTGTATTCATGGTATTTGATGTAAGCCCTATGAGCGATGGTTCTATGGTTAACAACATTCGTGAAGTGAGAATGAAAGGTGCTCCTTCAATGACTTGGGGTTATATTGATGGTACTCGTCACCACTTAGGTTTTGCTAAATCTCAAGGTATGTCAAGTGCTAACAAGTTCCCTGGTTATGAAATCTGGATGAAAGATCGTTGTGATGTATTTATTGAAGATTTATCACGCACAGTATTGATCGAAGAGATTCCACAATTCTAAAATAAGAACAAAGGGTAGGACTAATGTTCTAAACTTACCGAGAAGAATTACCCCCCAGGCAACCCCTGGGGGAGTCTTCTCAAAAAAACGGATGATTGAATTAAGTCTAATGCTTAATTGCTAGTTCTTCGATGAACATTCATCTGCTAATAAACCAAATAAATAACTACATTATGGGTAAGACAGGAAAAATCTCCACTTTAAAAAAGGAGTACAATAACTCTCAGTTACAGACAATGCAAGGTGGTCTTGCTGCTAAAGGCATGACAAGAATTCCTGGTACAGGTGTTTTCAAATATCCTTACAAGGAACTTGATGGACAGTATAGAACAGGACTTGATGTAAATGCTGCTTATATCAGAAGAATTTCAGATCCTTTAGAAAAGGAACTAGAAACTGAAAGAGTAAGTAATTTACGTGCTAAGTTAGAAGCTGCATTAGGTGATATTGATTTAGGACCAAGATCTTCATTTTGGAACTATGGTTTATCAACTTCTACAAATGATGCTCTTCATGTTCAACCAGTTAAGCTTATGGATGGTGACAATTATTATGATTTGTCTATTCCATTCCAAGAATTAGCTTTTTCATGGTTAAGGGTACATCCTACAATTGCTTCTAGCTATCAAGCTTGGGAGCGTGGTGAATATCCTGCTGATATACAATTCTATGTAGCAGATGATGAAATTGAGAATGCAATTATATTTAAAAAGAAACAATTGATCAACAAAGCTATTAGCAAGTTTGATTCAATGACTCCTGAGAAGAAAAAGAAAGTTGCAAGACTTTTAGGACTTCCTGTTACAGAAGAAACCAAAGAAGAAGTTATATATAATCAAGTGGACAACCTCTTGAAACAAACTGAATTCAAATCTGGTAAATTCCAAGGATCTTCAACAGTAGAAATCTTTAATAGATTTGCTGACATGAAGGAAAACTTACTCCATATTAAAGACTTAGTAAAACAAGCTATTACACATTCTGTTTACAGAATCAAACCTAATGGTAAAGTTTATGAAGGTGAATTTGAAATAGCAAGCGATGAAGATGATTTAGTCAAATTCTTAGCTGATGAAGATAATCAAGACCAACTATTAACACTAGAAGGTAAATTAAAAACTAAAAAACTAGCTTCTGTATGATCCCTGTAGATAGTTTATTATACAAGATAGATCAGAAACTAAATAAACTATCAACTAACGAGCATCAACAAATTAACCTTGAAGATAAAATCCTAGCTTTAAATGAAGCTCAGATTAAGTTAATTAAGCAAAAGGTTGATGGTCAAAATACAATTTCTGGTATGGGGCTTGATGCTTTTAAAAAGCGTTATGAAGACCTACAAAGTTTGGTTATAACTTATAATAACCAACCTCTTAGTTTAGCAATTAAAAATGCTGAATTAAATCAATGGTCTGCAAACATACATCTTCTTACACCTAAATACATGTTCTATATAGATAGTTATATATTAGCAGATAAAGGAAGATGCGTAGATAGAAAGATATGGATAAATAGAGATTTGGCTAAACATGGTGATGTTTCTTTAATATTAAACAACACACATTATAAACCATCTTTTGAATATCAAGAAACATTTAACTTTATATCTTCTGATGAGATCTCTATATTTACAGATGGTACTTTTATACCAAGTAAAGTATACATCTCTTATATGAGGTATCCCAAATACATTAACAAAACTGGCTACATAATGCTTGATGGTTTACCATCATTCGATGAAGATTGTGAACTAGAAACATATTTAGAAGATGAGCTTTTAGATATTACAGTTCAGAATTTAGCAATGTATACAGAAAACCAGTCTGCTGTTCAATCTGCTCAAATGAGGATACAGACAAATGAATAAGTTATTTAACAATTTAAAATAAAACAAAATGGCAGATTTTTCGTTAACTACCCTCTTTGTAGTACCAGTAGGAAATACACTTCCTAGCTCTGGATCTACACAAGACTTGACCGCTGGTCAATTTGGGCTGTTTCGTAGTGATTACACAGTGGCTACCGCTGGTAACATTGCAGCATCCCCTTATTTTTATGCAACTCAAGGTAGAACAAACACTTATTTACAAGGCTCTAAAAGATCTGATAAGATCAAAGGATGTCCTAGTGGATCTGGATGTAGTTCAAATGTAACAGAATGGTATAAAGTTGTATGCAACCCTGTTGCTGCTAACCAAGTAACTGAAGTGGGTAATTTCACTGTTAAACCAGGAGAAGTTATAACACTAACTTTACGTGCTTTTTCTAGCTACATTAACACCTTGTATTTCAATGGTTTCACACGTTCAGTAACAGTGAATGCTCCATGCCTAGAGTGTGGTGGTGATCCTTGTACTGATGTTGATGTACCAGAATTGATTGATCGTTTGATTTATCAATTAGAATTAAAAGCTCCAGGTAACAATCCTGACAACATTTCCTTTAGCACTTTCTATCAGTTCCAACGTGTTGGTAATGATGCTTCTGCTAAATTAGTTATCTCTGGTAAACCACTAACTCAATATGGACAACCATGTGATGTTGCTGCTTTCCCTTGGGAGTATGACCGTATGTGGTTCCGTACCTTTATTTATTCTGGTCCTGCTACCACTGCTGACTTCATTGTATTTGATCCTTGTAATTTAGTTGCTGAACCTGTAGTTACTCAACGTGCAACTTATGTATCTGGTAGCTCTGCAGAGATTCAACAATTAGAAAAGAACTTCTACAGCTATCAAGCTGGTTATTTGAAGCATCTTTACAGAATGGTTGGTTATAATGAAAACTTTGAAAGCTGGGTAACTGATGGTACTTCATATACCACTTATTACATTAAGTTTAATGAGTATGATAAATCAGCTTACCAATGGGGTGATTACATCATGGAAGATAGCACAATAATTATTGCTGTTCCTTGTGGTGAAACCTCTGGAATTGAAGCGGTATTAACAGCAGCATTAGGTACTCCAGTTAATGATAGTGGTGACACTACTGTTACAACTAGTACAACTACTACTGTATGGCCTTCTACTTCAACAACAACTACTTTGATTCCATAAGAAGAAAGTAGTTATTATATAACCTATGCCAGAGGGTGAGAGGATTAATTCTCAAATCCTCTGGCATTATTATTTTAAAGAATATGACTTTAGATATACTGGTAATACCTACTTATAACACATATACATTAGGAATTGCAGATGCTTCAACGTATGATACAGATCCTCCTGTTGTCACTGCTCCAACAATAGAAATTACTATTCCTGGATTTGCTACACCTGTGTTTCTACCATTTGTAGTAAATGATTTTAATATATTTAATTCAACATCATTAGGACTTAGTGGTGTAGGAGATCCATTAATTCCTTTACCAGATGGTATATACTATTTGAGATATACAGTTTCTCCTGCATATATAAATTATGTAGAGAAGAACATTATGCGTACAGAATTAATACAAGAAAAGTTTGATAGTGCTTTTATGAAGCTTGATATGATGGAATGTGATCTTGCTATTAAAACACAATCAAAAGTGAATTTAAATAGTATATACTATATGATATCAGGATCTATAGCTGCAGCAAATAACTGTGCTATAGACACAGCTAACACATTGTATATACAAGCAAATAATATGTTGAATAACTTTATAAGAAACAACTGTGGTTGTTCTGGTAATAATTATCAAATCAACTTTGTTTAAAATGGCAAACTGTAAAAACTGTAGAGCTAAGGTGGGATGTGGTTGTCAATTAATTAATGGCTTATGTTCAGCATGTAACTATGCTGTTCAGCAAGCAGCTAAACTAGCTAAAGATGTTATCGCCAAGATTAACTAACTGTATAGAATGTGCAAGCATTCCTGTGTTACTAAAAGATATTGATGCAAAGCTAACAGAGTTGGCTAAGATTCAATATAATAATATTATATTTTCTATGAACTATAACCTTGGGTGTAGTCCAATTGGTGATCTATTAAATTACAAAAGAATATTAACATATAAGTATTGTAATCCAGATTATGCTAAATCCTACACTGTAAAAAGAATAGCTAGTAGAGTTAAACTTTTAATTCATAAATAACTTATAAAATGTCAGAAACCACCACTACTACTACTTCTAGTACTAGTACCACTTCTACTACTACTTCTACCACCACCACAGCATATCACAGTTCTTGTGATGCTTGTTATAATGGTTGTGTATCAGTAACTCCTGATGCGTGTGTTAGATATACAGGAATTGATTATCCTGCTTTAGATATTGTTACAGGAGATTCATTACTTACTATAGAAAATATATTGATTAATAATGTTATCTCTTTTTTAGATGGAACAGGTATTAATATCACTATAGATCCTTCATACTATTGCGAACTTGTTAGCCAATATTTAGTAGATACTCCAATTCCTACAGTGCCTCAATTGTTTAGTGCTTTAGTAAGAGCTGCTTGTAGTTTACAAGCTCAAGTAACAGCAATTGATGAAACACTAGCTATATTAAATGCTGATTATGATGTAGACTGCTTAACTGGTGTAACAGACTCTAGTGATACACATGCTGTATTACAAGCTGTTATAACAAAGCTTTGTTTAGTAAGTGCTAACCTAGATGCATTTGAAATCTATGCAGATGTTACGTATGTAAAACTTGCTGATTTAAATGCCCTAATAGCTGCTTATTTATCTAGTCAACTTCCTTCTACACAACAATATGTAAAGATGATTCCTTACGCTGCTATAGAGTATTATGGACCATTGACAAACTTTGATGGTACAGGTGCTGGTATAAGTGCATTAGGATGGGATAAGGTGTATCTATGTAATGGTTCAAATGGCACTCCTGATAAAAGAGGAAGAGTTGGTGTTGGTGCAATATTTGATGTACCAGGTGGTCCATTATCTTCTGTTGTAAATCCTATATATGCTGGTAATCCAAATTATGATCTTGGAGATTTAGTTGGTGCAAATACAGTGGGATTAAATGTTTCACAACTACCTAGTCATACACATACAGCAACATCAAGTGCTTCTTCAGCAGTTACTGATCCTGGACATACACACTATGCAGGACATACTCCTGATCAATGGGGAGGAAGTGGTACTATTGGTATTACTACTAATAGCCCTCAGAATGTATTAACAACATCATCATACACAAATATCACTGTAGCAACTACAGTGAATGTAAGTAATGGTAATACTGGTAGTGGTGAGAATCATGCAAATATTCAACCTGTTATTGCTGCATATTATATAATGTATATTCCTTAATATTATAAATTAACTATAAATGGCTTGCCTACCTGGAACTCCATGTTATAATGCTTACTATCATCCAAGTGAAAACTGTGGATGTAGTGAATGTGTAATCACATCTAATAATGTAACATATAGTGGTCCTAACCTACCAAATACAGATATTGTTACAGGAGAGTGTCTTACAACATCATTACAAAAGATAGATGCTAAATTAGATCCTACAGCACTTGCTCATGAAGTTTTAGCAACAATAGCATTGAGTCCTTCTCTATCCTTATTATTTTGTACGTTAGTAAGTAATTGTACATCAACTACTACTACCACTACAACAACTCCTTAAAACCAAACCAATGACAGTATTAATAACATTAACTTTAGCAGGTGCAGATACAGGTCCTTTTGACTTATATTCAGATTTAGATGGATACACTACACCTTTTGAAACAGGTGTATCTAAAGCTGCATTACTTGCTGGATATTTATCATCATTAGTTCCTGATGGAACAAGTGGTATTCTTGTACAATCTACAGGAGTTTGTGATAGAGACTTATTTTTGAATGTTGAAGGTTATCCAACTACAACAACCACTACAAGTTCATCTACTAGCACAACTACAACTAGTACATCTACAAGCACTACAACTACAACAACTACAGCACTTCCTTGTACAAACTATTACAACAATACAGAAACTACATATACAATAAATTATGTTGATTGTCTTGGTGGACCAGCGGTTGTAGGATATGAAATTCCTCCAGGATATGGAGTGTGTGTATCATCAATCAGTGGTGACTATGGATATCTATTAGATCTAGGCCCCTGTGTTGTATAATTAATCAAAAATCTTGTTTGTTGGTTTACAAGATTTTCCCCTTGAGTTTCTACTTAGGGGGTTTTTTGTTTAAACTCTAATCAACTTGATTAAAGTGAATAATCAAATAAGTTAATTAAATTTGGTAGATATCAAAATAAATACCTATCTTTACTCTAATTTTAACCAAAAAAGACCATATGTCAGAAAACAACAACCTGTTGAACCAGCTTCAACAAATGTTACATTGGAAGAAAAGTAAAAAGTTTTATGCAGAAAAATTAGGAATTACAGAGTTTGAAATTGATGAGCTGTTATCAGACATCAGAAGAAGAGAGCAGGCTGAAGAAGCTGCTGAGATAGGAAACTACATTAGTGAATTAGAAGATGTAGTGGTTAAGTTTGAAGAAGATTTAGTTAAAGGAATAGGAGAAATTGTAATCAATACAAAAGAAGAGATTAAAAGCTTGGAAGAGCTTATAGTCAAATGCAAAATAGATACAGATAAGTGGGAGATAACTAAATATGTACAGAATTTCTGGGGTAATAGTGATTCACCACACTGGCAGGTTAAAGCTTGGTTAGGTAAAAAGAAGGATGAACAAGTGTTTCAAGATTCATTTATTGACTTCCTAGCTTCATATGAACCCATCTCTCAAGAAATAATGAGTCCTAAGTTTGCTTTAAATAAATCTTTTGGCTCATTAATTATTAATAAACAAGACTCTCATCTAAACAAATATGATATTGATGGAAATAATGACATCAATGAAAGATTAGGAGATATTCTATACAAGGTGGAATTGATTGCTACACAAGCAGCTCTTTCAAACAATCTAGAGAACATCACATACATTATTGGTTCTGATGAATTTAATAGTGAATACTCAGGAGCTACAACCAAAGGAACTCCTCAAACTAATACACATACATATCAACAATCATTTGAATATATATGTAACCATGAGGTGCTAATGATTACAATGTTATTACAATATGCTGAAAATGTTAATGTTGTATATGTAGCAGGTAATCATGATGAGTATGTAGGTTGGCATATGATTAATTGGTTACAAAGTTATTTCAGAGGAACAGCTAGATTAGAATTTGATTGTTCTCCTAAATATAGAAAGTATATAAGTTATGGTATTTCTGCTATGATGTTTAATCATGGAGATGCTATTAAGCCTGCTAAGTTAGCAGCAATATTCCCAATGGAATTTAAAGATGGTTGGTCTTTTCATAAAAACTTTTACATCTTCACAGGAGATAAGCACCATGAGGTGAGTCACGATTTTAATGGTATTAAATTTTACCAAATTCCAGCATTCTCTAATGCTAAAAGTCTTTGGGATGATAAGAATGGTCATGTGATGTCAAAAGCTGAAGTGACTGGATTCTTAATAGATGAGAATGATGGGATGACAAATATATTCAAACAATACTTATAATGGCAACATTAAGAAAAATGGTTTCAGATGTGCGGTCAATGCACAAGCTTTTATCAACAGATAATCTTATCACTGATAGAGTGGTGGCATCTGAGATTAAAAACAATACACAATTATTGATTAAACGTGAGACAAACCTCAGAAAGCTTTGGGCTACTGATACTGTATTTACTACCATCCCTTGTTTAGAGATGATAGAAGTTCCTATTTCTGAGTGTTGTGAATATGTTGATCCTTGTAATGTAGCAAGAACTAGATTTAAAATTCCTCGTATATCTGAAGGAAACTACCAATATCTTATTCAAGGTGTTTATTCTATAAATGCTATGGGTGGACAGGGTAAGAGATTTAAAGAGATTACAATCAATAGGTATTTAAATCTATTAAAACTTCCTATTATAAAGAAAGAACAATATTATTGGATAACTAATGGTTATCTCTACATTAATAATCCTTTGTTAAAAGCTGTTAGAATAGCTGCTTTCTTTGAAGAAGATGTTCCTAATGAGATTATGTATCCAGAATGTGGATGTGGACCTGGACCTACTGTAAGCACAGAAGACTGGTGTAAGAATCCATTGGATAAAGAATATGGATGTCCAGGTTATTTAGAAAAACAAGTGCTAGAATTAACATCTCAAAAGTTATTATCTACTTATTTCAGAATTAAAACAGATATGACATTTGATGGTGTAGATGGTCAAGCACCAAATGCACAACCAAATCACTAATGCCTAGAGTTCATATAGAGTGGAGAAGCTCCAGTAAAGATAACTACAATAACTTCTGTAAGAAGAATCCTGATATCAAACTTACATTTGATGAATGGAGAAACATTATATACTCTTATAATGAGCATTTCAAGAATTATATATTAGAAACTGGAGAGAAGGCTAGATTACCTTTTGGGTTTGGTGAGTTTTCAATTAACAAAAAGAAGAGAAAGAAAATAAAGAACATCCAAGGTAAAGAGTATGTTAATCTACCTGTCAATTGGCAAAGAACCAAAGAGAAGGGAAAGATGATATATAATTTTAATTACCATACAGAAGGCTATTTCTTTGGCTGGATGTGGTTTAAAGAATCAACTAGACTAAAGAATATAAACCTTTGGTATTTTAAACCTTCACGTACTACATCACGATTGTTATCACATTACATCAATACAAACGATAAATATCAACATATTTATTGTGAGTGGAAAAAATAAAATAAATGTCATACTATTACAAGTATAATTTCATCTCTCCTGAACCAGTTTATTCAACTGTCAAGGAAGAGTTAAAAAGCTATTTTGATACAGGAGCTGTAGATGATTTGCTTTTTCCTACCTATCTAGACAAATGTCTTAAGAAGTTAGGCAGAACAACTTTTGTAATTGCTGAGCAACCTCTATATATTGAGGACTTTCAAGCTAGACTTCCAGATAACTTTTATGCTGTAAGAGAAGCTTGGATGTGTACAGAGATTCCACAATATCCTTATCAATCAGCTAATTCATTTTATTCTCAAGCTGCTACACAAACAACAATACAGGTGAGTCCTGTTACTATTGGTGGTGCTCCTTGTGTTAATCCTACATGTGTAACAGGATGTCCTGAATGTATGCCTGAGCTTATACAAGCTGTATATAAAACAAACAATTCTATAGCTAGAGCATATCAACAAAACTATTTGCTAAAACCAGGTAATATATCTGCAAGAACAAATTGTAATGTAGATTATAACAATGCTTGGGAGTTTGGACAATATGCTCCTCCTTTACATGAGTTCACTCCAGGATCTGCTAGTTATGATTCATTTGATGTTAGAGATAATAAGTTTGTTACTAATTTCAGAAATGGTATAGTTCATTTGATATTTTATGCCACTGAATATGATTGTGTTGGTAATCAAATGGTTCCTGATAATTATCGTATTAGAGAATATATAGAAGCATTTATTAAATATAAAGTGTTTGAAACTCTATCTAACCAGCTCACTGATGAGACCTTTCAACAAATACAGCAAAAGCTAGTATATTACAAAGGTTTATCTGATGAAGCATTTATTATGGCTGATATTGAAATCAAGAAACAAACTCCTTGGGAAAAGCAAAGAAGGATAAAGAATGATCTAAACAGAAATAATAAGTACGAATTACCAAATAGAACTAACCGTTATGGTTGGAGAAGAAATGGATAAAATTTAATAAATGGCAGATCAAGAACAAGGGAATGTTAGACAAGAAACCAATTCTGGACAGAGTGGTTTAAATATGGATTCATCTATAGGACAAGTTCCTAAAGGTGCTCTTACATATGCATTAAACGCTGCTGTAGAAAACTTCGATGCTAATTCTGTAAACTATCAGAATGAGCCAGGTAATGAGTTTTGTCTAAACTTTCCTGAAAACTTTCATAATATAGGTAATCATTTTATTCCAGAACAAAATAAGCATATATTCTTTTTAGTTAATCCTGAAACAGGAGCTTCTCAAATAGGATATATGGAAAATAATGATTGTGTATATGTTCAATATATTCAAGGAGACTGTCTTAATTTTAATATAAACTATCCAATTCATAAAGCTGTACACAAGATTACAAATTGTGTAACAGAAATATATTGGACAGATGGATTAAATCCTAGAAGATATTTAAATCTAAATAATCAACCATGGGTTACAATTTATGTTGATGGGATTATATGTGATCCTGTTGTAGAAGAAGGTGTAATTGATTGTAATAAATTAAATATTCAACCTAATTTTTCTATACCAGAACTAGTTATAGCAGATGTAACTAATGTTGGAGATTTAACTGCTGGTACATATCAATTTGCTATTCAATACGCTAGTGCTATAGGAGATGGTTATACATCTTATTATTCAGTTACTAACCCTACATCTATTGCTAATCCTCAACTTACAACACTAGATTTTAATTATGCTGTAGGTAGAGCTATTATAATAAATATTGATAACTTAGATCTTACAGGATATTTTCAATATTACAACTTAGCTGTAATTAAAACCATAAATGGTGTAGCATCTGTAGAACTTGTAGGTACATATTTCATTGATGGTTTAGCAAATCAAATAACATACACAGGACAAAATCTAACACAGATTCCTCTCAGCACTGCTGATATATTTGAGAAGTTTCCATATTATGATATAGCTCAAGACTTAACAGCAGTTCAGGATATATTAGTGTGGGATAATCTTACATCTATTGATAAAATTAATTATCAAAATATTGCTAATAAGATTGATCTTCAATGGGAAACTTATAAACTTCCTAGTACAGACAGTTATGCAAATGCATTAAACACTGTAAATCTAAGAGGTTATCTTAGAGATGAGGTGTACGCATTTGAAATAACATTCTTATTAAAGAACGGTAAACAAACAGATAGTTTTCATATTCCTGGTAGAGCTAAGAATTCAAATGAAGCTTATCCAGATGTACCATCAACTAATCCTGATTTTATTGGTTCAGGAGCAAGTGCTCCATATTGGAAGATATATAATACGGCATCTGTAACTGGAACTGCTATAGGACCTCCTATTGGAAATGCTACACCATATCAATATGGTGAGTTTGCATATTGGGAATCAACAGAAAAATATCCATGTAACACTCTTGTATGGGGCAATCTTGCTGATACATACATTAGACATCATAAGTTTCCTGATGTATTAGTTTCTCCTATATTTGAAACTCCTGCACCAGAATATAATGCAGATGGTACATATAAAACCACAATGCAAAATGATGCCATTTATCCAATTGGTGTTAGAGTTAGTACAGATCAAATTGTTCAATTAATAAATCAATCAACTCTTACACAACAAGAGAAGAACAATATAGCTGGATATAAAATAACAAGAGGAGATAGAAGCACAAATAAATCTATTGTAGCAAAAGGAATTCTTAGAAATGTAGGTAAATACACAAGAGAAGAAACCGATTACTACTATCCTAACTATCCTTATAATGATCTCAATAAAGATCCATTCCTTCTTGAGAAGAATAATGGATTTAATTCTCAGTGTGGTACATTTAAAATACTTGTTTACGCTGCTGGTACATTACAATATACAGATTGTAACACTGGTGAATTAACAGTGGAGAATGTAGGTTTTTATACACTTACACAATGTTCTATGACTGTGCCTGTTATGTTAACAGGAGCAGCAGTTATTGAGAACATGACAGCTACATCTTATACATTAGCAGCATTTTATGATGGTGTTACTACTTGGGCAAATTTTCAATATACTATTCCTGGTGGATCTTCTGCCACTGCATTTGTAGAGGTTGATAAACCACAAACAATAAGTTCTAGTACAGTTCCTACATATACAAATGGTACAGGTAAGTATAGCATTACACAAGTTAATAATATAAACATAACTTGTTATCCTGATGAATTAGAAGCATTTAATGATGATTCTTCTAAATATAGACAAGTATTTAATTCTCCTGAAACTTCTTTTGGACAACCTATTCTAGGAAATATTCTTAAATTAGAAAGTGCAATATATGGTGCTGGTAAAGCTCATTTTGTACAAGTGAAGAAACATGCCTTATATAAACTTATTAGTGAACAAGCACAGGTGGAGGCATTAACATCTAGTTATAACATTGCTTTTATTACAGGTACGTTTGACTCTACAGCAATGTTCACTGCTTACCAAGCATATCTACAAATATACATTAATGGTATAAGTAGAAGAAATTTTACATATTCATTCAACTCTATAGCTAGTTATGACTATAGTGCTGATATAGCTAATAATATAGGAGTTAAACAAAGAGAACTTGATATATATCAATATCTTATCCCTGGTGTACAATCAGTGGGAGATGATCATAATGTTAATAACTTTCAAAGAGAATCTTCTGTTTATTTAAAAACAAAAGAAGCAGTACAACCGTTACCTTTTCCAAATCAAACACCAAGTGTTGTGGTTGCTGGTAATAGTTTAATTTCTGATAATTCAAGATTTACCCTATCTCAAAAAAATACATGTACTATTCCTGAGATGCAAGAACATATTGATACAATTTGTTACTATGCATCACTTAAAACTATGTTTGTAAATCAGTGGGGGCAAATGTATTCTTATAGTACAATTGATACAGGATTTCAAAGAATCTTTAATAGTCTTAGTGTTAGTCAACCTGATGTAGTATTTGGTGGAGATACATTTATTACTAGGTTTGCATTTAAAACTAAACTACCATTCTTTATAGATAATAGAGTGAATGCTCCTGATGATAGTGATGTATTCTATGATGAGATAGGTAATGTTGCCTATCCTCAATACTGGTATTCAGCTAGGTCTGTTTTAAGTAATTATATAGCAGGATCAGTTACACTAAAGAATATCATATCTATAAAAGCACATAATCTTGATTGTGCTAATGATGCCACTGTGTTAGTAGGTACAACTACCACCACTACAACTAGTGCTGGAACATTTGTTACATCAAGTTCTACAACAATGTCTTACACTGGTAAGATGTATTTATTTGCTTATGGTATTCCTTCTTTCTATGTAGAGAGTTCTGTTAATGTAGATTTACGTCAAGCATTTAATAACCTAGAAGGTGATTTCTATCCTCACGTGAGTACAGGTATTCCTGATAACTGGTTACAACAATCTGTTGTTCCTATTCAGTTTGACAACACCTATCATTATAATGTAACATATTCTAGACAGAATAAAGAAAACTATTTCTCTCATCTACCTGTAGATTGGGATGATAATCAATGTTATACAAACTTTCCTTTTAGAGCAATTTATTCTGAAGCACAATTAAATGATCCTAGCATCAAGGTGAACAACTGGTTGACCTATGCTCCAATATCATTCTTTGATTTTCCTCAAACATATGGTGATCTTGTATCATTAGATGGTATTCAAAATAAAGCTGTACTAGCTAGATTTGAAAACAAGAGCTTGTTATATAATACAATGCTTACAGTTCAAACTAGTAACCCACAAGCTGCTTATTTAGGAAATGACACATTGTTTAGATCTTCTCCTCCAATTGATTTTGCTGATACAAATCTTGGTTACATGGGAAGTCAGAATAAAATGTTATTAAAGATTCCTAATGGACAAATAACAATAGATGCTAAAAGAGGACAAATATTCTTAGTTGCTGGTAATCAAGCACAAGAGATATCTGCATTTGGTTCTGGATTAAATAGATTCTTTACAGATCATTTAGCATTTGAGATTCTTAGATATTTTCCAGATACATATGTAATGGTAGATGGACAAAGAATATTAATACCAGGAGCAAATACAGATAATCATTTTAATGGTTGTGGTTTACATGGTGTATATGATAGTAAATATGATAGAGTTATTATATCAAAACTTGATTATATTCCTCAACCAGAATATGTAAATATTATAAAATATAATTCTACTTTACAAAAGTATTATATAGAACATACGTTAGGGGAAAGTGTATTAATAGAATATATAGACTTAACAAATAGAAAGTATTTCTGTAATAAGAGCTGGACACTATCTTTCAATTTTAATACAAGAACTTGGATTAGTTTCCATAGTTATATTCCTAATTGGTATATAGCTGAGAACAACTTCTTCTATTCTGGATTAAATGAAGGATGTGATTTAGAAGCAATTGCTGTTCAGGAGATTCCTACACCAACAACAACTACTACCACTACAATTGTATTAGATTGTGCATTAGCAGGATTTGCTGTTATAGGACCATGTGAGTTAGATGGAACTGCATATACAAATGATCCAGTTCCTACAACTACCACAACCACATCAACTAGCACATCTACAACTACTACCACAACAACTATTGGTATCACTTGTGAAAATTGGAACTTACAAGCATTATCAGGTACAGTGGATACCGTTATTCAATATTATGATTGTACTAATGTTTTACATACAGTTACATTAATGCCAGAAGAATTTTTAGGATGTACACCAATTAATGCACATGGATTTGGACCAGGTAATTTAGGATCAGATAGATGGCTTATAGTTTCTGGACCAGGATATGGTGGTGAAACTCCTTGTTAAAATATAAAATAAAAGTATGTCTAAGGTAATAATAGTAAAATTAACAGGAGCTGGAAACAGAACTGGACCATTCACAATCTATGATGATTTGGAGAATGTTCTAGCTACAGATGTTCCTAAAGAACAACTCATCATAGGAGTTGTGTACACTGTAGATGATGCAGTGACTACTATTATATTACAATCCACTGGTAAATGTCACACTGTTATATCAATAACAATAGGAACAGCAACAGTTGAGGAGTTAGCAGCTATTACATTTACAGAAATTAATACATCTAGTTTATGGAGACATTTAACTAACACATTGATTTACAATACATATTATGATAATATAGAACCTTATATAATTGAATATCCATTCTTCTATCAATATCATGATGAAATTCTTCAGAATGTAAAAGACTTCTCAAGAGTGTATAAATATCTTCCTATACCAGATGGTGTATTCAATGATAATGCACAGATACAAACTGATAACCAATATTTCAATAAAGCTATTCTTTATAATGGTCAGCAGTCAACTGGTATATTAGAACTAGTTGCTAAACCAATTAATAACTTAAAGGAATATTTGAAGTATCCTTTATATAACGCTGAGAGTAAGACAATTACGTACACTAAGAATGATAGTTTCTATCAATATAATACGTTCTGGAGTCTTGTTAAAAATAAATCCATACCTTTGTTTGTAACTGGTTGTGAATCATTATCAATAGATAAGATTATAAATCAAGCAAATATGGATTATGGTAAACGTTCATTCAAGAAAGAACCACTAAGAGCTAAAGGTTTAATGGTGAGACACATTCTTGATAATGCATCTGACGCACATATAGTTTCTCAATTTATTATTACACCTGCTCAAATCTCTTATAAGTAATGGCTAAGAAGTTATCACAAGCTAAGGCTATAGAAATGTTAAAGAATCCTCCACATGGGATGGCTTTAACTGATAAACAGAAGCAATACTTCACTGACGTAGCTACAGCAGAACCACCACCACTTGCAAAAATGGGTGGATGGTTAGAAAAATATAATGATGGAGGCCCTGTACAACCTAACTATAATGATGCACAAGCATCAACAGGTCCAGGTTATGTAGGAACAGGATATGATACAACAGGTAGAAACTATTCTCCTGCATGGGGAGGACAGTTTCAGAATGGTGGATTCTTACAACCTAATAGTTCTAAACTACCAGAGGGATATGTAATACCATACAACACTCCTAGCACTGAACTTGCCATGTCTA